TGATACAGTAGCACCACAAGATGGGTCAGTAGGAGATCCATACCAGGCTGTAGCGTTCGCAAAGACATATCCATCTGGAGCACCAATAACTGCCAGATCTCCCTCATTAAAAGAAACCTGCCACCATGTTGGGGCAACTGTGACTAAAGAAACAATATTTGATTGTCCTGAGTACAACGCAAGTGTATCGTTATCAGATCTAATAGCAAACTGAAATGTACTTCCCTGCGGTGCTGTAGAGAATAGGGTGGAGGCTGGAATGGTTATTGACGTTGTAGTGCTTGCAATACCCCAGCCATTCTGAGTAAAGTTTGTTGTTGACCACATGACGGCATACCGCTCTGGCATTACTCCAGATAGGTTTGGCACTGGTGCTGTCCAGGAAAGTTCTACGCCAGACTCGGTGACATTTAGAGTTAGGTTAGTGGGTGCTGTAAGTCTTGGTGTTAAATCTTCAACTAAACTAGTAAGCCTAACGACCTCATCAATGGCTGCGTCTAGTCTTGCCGTGGCTGCGGCTTGTGCCAATACAGCAGAGTCAAGTGCCGACTGTCCAGACTGTAGATCTTGCTGTGCTGAATTTTTTGCCTGAGTCTCTACCTCTCCATAGGTGTAGGTATCTGGAGTAGATTGTGTCATTGTAGCAATAACACGAACATTGTCCATTACTGGACCAAAAGCACCTGCCCAGTAACCTGAGTCTTGCATTCTAAAACCAACGTCCCACCTGACGGCATCGTCAGATAGGGTGTATGTTGCACCTCTAGTAATCCAGTCGTGCCATTGTGACCATTCCAGGTTGTAATAGTTTAGTCTGGTGCCTGCCGCATTATAAGTACGGAACTCAATGCGGTAATAGTCTGGGTTATTTATACGATTACCTTCGTTGGTATCGTAGTTCCAAACGTCTACAGCAAAGGTTACTTGCCTTGTTGGACTTGGAAACGTTCCTTGCTGACTAATGTATATACCAGCAGTGTATGAACCCTTAAGCGTACCATTATAGATTAATGGTGATGCACCAGTACCGTAAACGGTATTGCTTGCTATAACATTAGACCAGTTAGCAGTGCTATCAAATGTGCCATTTTGTACAACGTTTTGAGTAGTAGTTGTCGTGGTTCCAGAAATTGTTACCTTAGTAGCTTCCCACGCAGCCAGAGCAGCACTATAGCTTGCCTGGGCCTCGTCTCTAATATCGGTTGCAGCAGAAACGCTACTATTTGCTAACTGTAGAGTAGCAGATGCACTAGATAGCTCTTGCTGTGCCAAAACTAAAGCTGCCTGGGCCTCTTCTAAAGTCATTTGATTAGCACTAGATGGTGCAACCCAGAACAATGGCAGAAATGCCAAAATAAGAGCAGCACTGGCTCTTCCTACTTTAAGGTTAATACTATCACTCCTGTGGGGTCTATGGAATGTACTCTTATATCATTATACTAGACTATATAAAGAAAAGGGGCACAGCCTTAGCCATGCCCCTTTTATTGCAGCCTTTAGAAGTCCCAGTCCTCATCTTCGGTTGCCTCATGCTTTGCAATGACATAGCTTGAGCCAGAACCAGAGAAGAAGTCGTGGTTCTCATCTGAGTTTGGAGACAAAGCACTTAGGATAGCAGGATTTACATCACAAACATCCTTTGGAAACAATGCCTCAAAGCCAAGATTCATCAGAGCCTTGTTTGCATTGTAGTGCAAGAACTTCTTCACATCTTCTGTAAGACCTACCTCGTCATAAAGATCAGCAGTATACTTAATCTCATTGTCATATAGCTCCATTAGCAAGCTGTACGTGAAGTCCTTGATGTCATTCTGAGCATTCCAGTCTAGCTGATTGTATGCCTGCTGAAACTTGTAACCAATGTAGTAACCATGTACCGCTTCGTCTCTAATGATAAGTCTAATTAGATCAGCAGTGTTTGTTAGCTTGGCTCTTGATGACCAGTACATGGGTAGGTAGAAGCCACTATAGAATAGGAATGACTCTAGCAAAGTAGAAGCCACCTTACGCTTTAATGGATCGTTTCCATGATACCTATCAAGAACGATCTGTGCCTTCTTCTGAAGGTAAGGGTTGTCCTCGGACCAGCGGAATGCATCCTCAATCTCCTGTGTGGAAATGAGAGTAGAGAATACGCTAGAGTATGACTTAGCGTGTACAGATTCCATAAAGGCAATGTTAGTAATAACTGCTTCTTCATGCTGTGTAATAGCATCAGGCATTAGACTCATTGCTCCTACAGTACCCTGGATGGTGTCCAGCATGGTTAGACCAGTGAATACCCTAACAGTTAGTAGCTTTTCATGGTCACGCAATGTAGACCAGGACTGCAAGTCATTGGAAATTGGTACCTTCTCAGGTAGCCAGAAGTTAGCAGTTAGCCTGTTCCATACTTCTAGATCAATTGGATCCTCAACTTTGTTCCAGTTGATGGGTCTTGTTATAGCTGACATGATACACATCCCTCCATTTCTGTTCCTTCTAGTGCGTTCTGTCTAATACGGATATAGTAAATAGTCTTAATACCCTTCTTCCATGCGTAGATCTGTGCCTTGTTTACGTCACGAGTAGTAGCAGTATCCTTGAAAAACAGGGTTAGAGATAGTCCCTGGTCAATGTGCTGTGTAGCAGCTGCATAGACATCAATGACTTTCTCTGGCCCAATCTCATAGGCATCCTGGAAGTACTCACGATTATCGTTAGTCAGGTATGGTGCTGGGTAGTAGACACGACCAAGCTTTCCTTCTTTACGAATCTCAATCTGAGAAGCAATAGGATGAATAGAACTGGTACTATTGTTGATGTAGCTAATAGAACCAGTTGGTGGTACCGCCTGCAGGTTCTGGTTGTAGAGACCGTACTCTATTACGTTCTGTGCAAGGGCTTTCCAGTCCTCCTGAGTAGGAATATCAATACCTGCATCGGCAAAAAGCTTTTGAACCTTGCTTGTCTTTGGCTTCCACTCTTGTGCAATATACTTAGCAAAGAATTCTCCACTAGCATACTTAGACTTTTCAAATCCATCAAATGGGCTGTTTGTTTCTGCTGCCATCTTGTTGCTTGCCTTCAGAGCGTGGAACAGCACGGTGTAGAAGTAGATGTTGGTGAAGTCAATTGACTCCTCGTCTCCATAGTGCATTAGCTCCTTGCCAAAATATCCATGCAAGTTCATCTGGCCTAGGCCAATGGCACGTGACTTGCGATTACCCTCAGCCACAGACATTACAGAGTCAATATAGGATAGCTCCGACACTGCTGTTAGAGATCTAATTGCAACCTCAATGGTCTTACCAAAGTCTGGTGACTCCATAGCCTTTGCAATGTTTAGCGAACCTAGATTGCAAGAGATATCCTTACCAATCTCCTTGTACGACATATCATTGTTATAGGTGGTAGGCGTGTTGACCTGAAGGATTTCAGAGCATAGGTTAGACATATTAATACGTCCATCAATTGGATTGGAGTTGTTGACGGTGTCCTCATAGACAATGTATGGATACCCTGACTCAAACTGTAGTTCAGCAATACGCTCGAATAGCTCACGAGCCTTGATCTTGGACTTGCGAATTCTGTTGTCGTCAACCATTTCCTTATACTTTTCAGTGATAGAGATGTCCGACATCGGAACTCCATACACCTTCTCAACGTCGTAAGGTGAGAACAGGTACATGTCTTCGCCATTCTTAGCAAGCTCAAGAGTGATGTCTGGAATAACAACCCCAAGGCTAAGAGTCTTGATACGAATCTTCTCGTCAGCGTTCTCACGCTTGGTGTCTAGGAATCGCATGATGTCTGGGTGGTGAGCGTTTAGGTAGACAGCACCTGCACCCTGACGAGCACCAAGCTGGTTGGCGTAGGAGAACGCATCCTCTAGCATCTTCATTACTGGGATAATTCCAGAAGACTGGTTTGCGATCTTCTTGATTGGTGCACCCTGCTCACGTACGTTGGTAAGGTTTAGCCCTACACCGCCACCACGCTTGGATAGCTGAAGTGAGGATGCCACTGCACGAGCAATAGACTCCATGTTGTCTTCAACACGCAATAGGAAGCAGGACACAAACTCTCCACGCTGCTTCTTGCCAGCGTTTAGGAAGGTTGGGGTGGCTGGCTGGAAGCGACCAGTAATAATCTCGTCTACCACGTCCTTGGCCTGCTGCTCATTGCCACGGCCCAACATAAGACCATTCATAACCACACGGTCCTCAAAACGCTCCAGGTATCGCTCGCCATCAAATGTCTTTAGGGCATATGAGGTGTAGAACTTGTAGGCACCAACGAATGTTGGGAACCTAAACTTATAGGAATAGGTGTGCTTAAATAGAGTCTTGATAAACTCAAAGTCATACATGTTCAGGACATCTCTGTCGTAATAGTCATTGTCCACTAGATACTCTAGCTTTTCCTCAAGACTGTGGAAGAACACTGTGTTTTGATTAACGTGGTCTAGGAAGTATGCCCTCGCTGCTGCCTTGTCCTTGTCAAATTGAATCTTGCCATTTGCATCATATAGATTGAGCATAGCGTTTAGCTCATGGTAGCTGTAGTTATCCATACAGTATTTCCAACCTCTCTTTTATCTTAATTACATCCTCATTGGTGCCGAATATCTCTACCCTGCCCACAATGGGAACTCCTGTTTTTTGAGACACAATGTCTGCTGCTTTGCAGAAATGCTCTCCAAAATTTGTATTGCCAAACCCAACAACACCCCTTAACAAATCCCTATTGCTGGGAATGTTTAAAAACTTCTTAACCTGCCTTGGAATTGCAGGACTCTCTGCTCCACCACCATAAGTTGGTACGAACAAAACATACTCTTGCTCTGCATAAACTGGATGTGCTGGATCCCACTGAATGGGGATGCGAACAGAACTTAGACCAAGCTTATCTACAAATCTAGCAGTATTTCCTGAGTAGTTTGAGAAATAGATGATTTGTATGGACATCTATTGTAACTCCTTTTTATAATATCTGGGGACAGCAAAGGGGAAGAGATTTTTGCCTCTTCCCCTTCACGTATACTGTGATTACTTCAGGAAGGCAAGTCGCTCAGACTTTGGCTTTCCTACGTTGTACTTCTTTACAAGCACGTTGTACTGCCACTTTAGCTTACGAACGACCTTCTCCAGGTCTGCCTTAGCAGTGTTTGCTGTGGCTAGATCTGCGGTCAGGGTTGCTACAGCAGCTAGTGCTGCACCAAGCTCGGCCTCAACGTTGCGTGGCTGATTAACTGCAATAGTGGCTACAGCAGAAGAGCTAGCAGCAAACGCAGTTACAGTTACATTGCCAGTTACTGGCAAGGTTACTACATAGCTTACAGTACCAGAAGTGGTAGTCGTAGCAGTTGCAGTAGTGATAACACCATTGGTGTTAATTACTAGATTAACAGTACCGCCAGACTTTGCATTGTCATACTTGTCAAATGCGGATACAACTACGGACTGAGTAGAGCCAGCCAGACCAGTTGTTGGTGCAGCAAGTGCTACCTTAGCAAGGTCACCTGCAGTTCCCTTAACGTAGTAGGTAGTCTGAGTGTTACCAACAGTAACAACTACAGAGCCTACAGCTGTGGTCTTAGTAAATACAAATAGCTCTACGCTTCCGCTAGTGCTTGCATTTACGGTCAGGGTTGCTGAACCAGAGGCTGCAGTTGCACCAGTCAGGGTTGATAGTAGTAGTGCATTGGTGGCAGTTGCCGAAACGGTAGTGCCAGAAGCAACTCCCGAAACAGAAATGCTCAATGCATTTGAAGACGATACGTTCTCTGCTGGAACTGGCAATGCAATTGCAGTAGCAGAAGTCGTACCACCTGTTGCCGATACGGCGGCAACGGTTAGTGTTTGGGTGTTTGCAGATGCTGCAACACCAGTTAGGCCTAGGGTCAATGCTGCGACCAGGCCAATTGCTAGCTTATTAAGCTTCATTGGTTTTCTCCTTAGTTTGAATCTAGATTAGATCGAATCTAGCCAAGTATTCTTTGACATCTTTTGGCATAGGCTTATATTGTATCACACCGCTAGAATCTGTGTCAAGCTGCTGTTTTGGACGATCCTTAAATGTATGAATCTCAATCTCAGCATTCTGATCTTTTGGTGTGTGAGAGATGGCTCCAAAGATTGCTCCACAAACAGCGTCTGCCAAGTCCTTAGAAGATTTGCGTGGGTGGTCAACCCTGTTCTGCTTAACAATCTTAAGCTCTGTTAGCTCTTCAAATAGCAGATCAATGGCAGGCATTACCAAGCGGTCTTCGTAGATTAGCATAGCCATGTCTTCGTAGTGCTTCTTTGCGACAGAAACGGTTTCAGTTCTCATTCCGACCTGCTTTAGCTCGTTCTGGATATCAAACGACTGCCAGCGGTCAAACGATACCATACCGATGTTAAACCCTAATCTGCGTAGGTTCTGGATCCACTGCTTAACTTCTGAAAGGTTAACTGGTCCCTCTACCCTTGGCTCCCACCAAGCTACGGCATCAACTACAACGATAGGGGCCACCTGATTATAGTCTTTTAGAATCTGAAGGCTAACCCACTTGTCAACGTGAGCAATTGCAACAGCACACTTGTCGTGCTTCTGTGCAAGGTCAGCATGCACAAAATAAACCTTGTCTGGGTCTGGCTTGAATGACTCCTCAAATCTTCTAGTAGTGTCCAAAGGATTTCTTAAGCTCATTGCCGACCTTACTTTATCTTGCTGCTTAAAGAATCTGTCAGACGAGAATGTTGGAACACAGGCAAAACGCTGCATAGCATCACCCAGATCAGTAAAGAATGCCAGCTTAAAATCATCAATGTTTCTTGTTGGGTTAACTACCCAGGTAGGACGCTTTAGAGCAAACATTCCTGGGTACTTATAACTAACAACGGTATCTTCGTCCCACTCAATATCTAGGTAGTTGCCATCCTGGTCCTCTGGCAAATCGGGATTCATAACGAATCTATGATGCTTGGTAACGACTTCCTTGTCTGCAATAACTGCGTCATACCTGGAAGAGATGAAGTCACCTGGATAACGTGGGAACGATAGAAGTGCTACCTTGCCCAGGTCTGGGAAACGGGAGTCTACTGAGGCTCGGAAGGCCTTGTAGATGTTGTCAGCAGTCTTTCCCTGATCATTACCAGTTCCAATCTCAGTAGCAAATCCAGAGATTTCATCAAGCACCGCAAGGATAAGGTTAAGTCCTTCGTGTGACTCTCGTTCCGAGTGTCCCGAATAAACAGTGATAGACTTATCAAACTCAATAGATTCTGCCTTGGGGTTGAACTTTCCAGCAAACCAAGGCGACCTCTCAATCTTAGTCTTAAAGCCTTTAAAGAATACGTTCTTCGCCTGCTGAGCGTTGATCGCAACGTTAATGATATCAATGGCATCACCAGCAGGCTTACCAAAGTATCGTGCAGGATCCTTAAGGCAGAGTAGTTTGTAGACAATATACGCACAGGCGACAGTTGAAGTAAAGTCTTTCCCAGAACCCTTCCCAAGTTGAAGAATAACTTCGTTTTTGGTGTACTTCTTGTAGTATCGTCTTCCATCTGTTTCTCCCATCAACTCAATAAGATCTTCAAGCTTGTAGATTTGGCTCATAGCCTCTACGATGTCATACTGTACCTGAGACAGCGGTGGCTGCCCTAGGAAGTCCTCACCCTCTACAAAGGTCTTTGCATCTACTGGTCGCTCCTCAAAGTTGTCAGACTTGAGGGCTTCTAAAAAATCATCAAACATTGTTGTGCACCACAGTTATAACTTCTTGGTCTCTTGCTACGTCAGACAGTCTTCTCATAATCTTGTCTCGTATCTCTGGATGCTCTGCTGCAATCTCCTGCAGAATACCCTTTAGGATGTCCTGCCTACGCTCAATCTCAACCATCTCTTCTGCAAGCTCCTTGTTCTCAAGTAGGCCTGCCTTCTGTAGCATATCAATACGCTTGGACTCAAGGTCCATCACTAGCTTAATACCAGCAGTCTTGGCAGTAAGATTGGCAGTTGTAGTAGCATCATCAATAACCTCATACGCCTTGCTAATTAGCTTGGTGTAGTGGGTGTCAGCACCAACCAGTGCTTCTTTGGCACGAGCACGAATAGCAGCATTATCTGCAGCCATGGCTCTCCATTCATTGATGTAGGCGACAACCTTTTGACGTGGCATTGCTAACTCTTTTGAAATCTGGGTAGGCTCATTTCCTGCCAGGTACTTCTCAACAACCTTGTTTACTTCATCAAGGTGTTCTACTGTTAGGTCTTCAAACGACGACACGCTTTGCCCTCCTACCCTTGTTAGGAATTCTCTTAATCCTGTCCGTCTTGAAAGATCTGAATACAGACGTCATTCCAGACATTACTTCAAAACAGTCTACCCACTGGGCACCTGTGTCAGTATTGGTTACAAAAGAGTGAAATTTAAACTTGCCACCGTGCTCTCCACGAACCTTAAACAAGTCGCCTTCCTTAATCTCAAAGCCGTCAAGCATTACTGACGACTCTCGTGAAAATTTCTTTGCAACATCTGGTACTACATACTTTTGCTTACGAGCCATTATTGTTCTCCGTGTTTCTTCCAGAAATAATTTTACTACAATCAACGCAGATTGTATAGGTGATTCCAGTGTATGGACATGACGAGTCCCTAGTGCTATTGTGTCTACAGGTAATTGATCTTATTAGCCCAATGCCCTTTTTATAAAAGTGCTTTAAATATTTCATCGCCTAGACTTTCTTAAACCAAACTTGGCAAGATAAGCATAGATAGTTTCTATGCTGACTCCGCACTCTTTCGCAATCTGCTCTGGAGTTCTTTTATCAAAGATGTATCTTTTCTTAAGCCACACCTCGCTTGCATACAATTTTACCATGATACACCCGACTTGTCAATCTTGTGCCAGTTATGAGTTGCGTAATGACCAATTCCAATTGCGTCTGCTACGTCGTCATCGCTAACTTCTTTGTCATAATAAGTATTAACAAACTTAATGGTCCTTTGCTTGCGAATCTCTCTTGACTTATTCTGATACCAGTTTTTTGATTTACCTGGAAAATCAGTCATGAGGTCCTGCTTCTCTTTAGCTGTAAGTTTATTGTTGTTGATAAAGCTTTGCCAAGTGATTGGATTAATTGATCCAGCAGTTGTGATGCCAGCTAATGCAGCTGCCCCCAGCAATCCTCCTTGGACTAAAGCTAGGTCAGAGGCCGTCTTGGGGCTGTTTATAAAAACTGTGTGCTCAATAACTATAGCATCTACCTCAAAGTTTTTCATAAATGGCAAAGTTTTCCTTGCTGCATCACCGACTCTTTGGTAAACGGTTGACCCCTCAAACTTAATTTTTCCAAATGTTTTTAGCTCAATGCCAGAAAACAGCGAGAATGCAAGGCTGTTTGTGCTGGCATCAATAGCCAGAATGTTCTTTGGCTGATTTGTAAGAAACAAGCTGCTACTCATCGGACAACTCCCGTAATTCTTTTAATGCCTTTTTTACCTCTTTAGGGTCCACTAAGCAATTTTGGCACAACACCTCATCGTTATATATTGATAGGCTGGTACCACAAGATCGGCACTTTCTGTTTTTGCCAGTTCTTTTACTACGCCTGGTAATTTGATAACGTTCTGAAATCTTCTCTCTAGTTGCTAGCTCACGGCAGTTCGGTGAGCAATAAACCTGATAAGAAACTGCTGGCAAGAATACAATGTCGCAGTGATTACATCGCTTGTTTTTCATCTAGTGTCTCCAAAGAGTTAAGTTTTATCTCTCCAGAGCCAGCTTTGTCGCAAGCGTCACGAATTGGACACGTCTTACAAATTTTTGAGTTGGACCTATAGTTCTTGGTTGGCAAGGTCTTATTCTCCCAAGCTGACCGAACCTGTCTCATCCACTCAAATGCGTTCTCTACCCACTTATACATGTACTCATTTAATTCAATTGGAAAAATTAAGAGTTCATGGTTGTTCTTGTTTTCATAAATAAGAACCGACTTGCCCTTATTTAGGATCTTCATATAAATCAAGATCTGGACTAGGTGCCCAGCCTTTGGCTTACCAGAAATTTTGCGATATTCAAATGCCTCGTGTGGCATTGTTTTAATTTCTCCAAGGAGTTCCTGGTCGTCCCAATTAAGCATTACGTCACCGAAACCAAAGATTGGTGGATCGCTGTATGTAATCTTAAACTCAGAGTCAACCAGGAACCCTGGAACATTACCCATGGCTTCCTGAATGCGTTCGTGGGACTTGGTCCCAGCAGTCATGTTGGCAGCACCATAGGCATCTGCGTTGTCAGAGAAGACTGCACCCTCAAATGCTAAATACCAGTACCTTGGGCACTCTCCATGAGAGAAGGCAATTGTACTAGGTGCAAAGGTTTTCTTCTGTGTAAACTTGTCTACACGATTAACAGTATAACCAGAGTTAATCTTTTCAATCAGTGCGTCACGATCAATAAAGGATGGCTTGATAGCTGCATAGCCATTCTCTGCCTTCTCCATTACCTGCTTTAGAAAATTCTTTGCCATAATATACTTACCGAACTATGTACTTTAGTGCTGACACGAGATCTGAAATAGCCTCATGTGCAGTGAAGTAAATGTTCTTCTTCTCCCGATTCCCTTTTTCAACGTTTACCATCCAAGTGGCCTTGAATGCCATCTTGGCTGCAATTGCCTGTAGACGAACGATCTCTACAGTTGCAACGTTAATTGGAATGTCTGGTCTAACGATTAGCTTGGCAATGAATGTCAGTGCCTGAGTAAGCTCTTCGTCTTCCATAAAGTCTGCAATTTCTGCTAGACCGTTAATCATTTCAATAGTTGTCTTATCTGTTTTTGTTGATTGTTCCATCACTTAATTATACCACGGCTTCGCTGTCTGTGGTGGGTTCTGGTGCAGAAATTGCCTGCTTTTCTTTAGCCGTTGCCCTACCTGCACCAACGAACCAAGGCAATAGAATGTCGTACAGCTCTACAAGAAGATTAACGTCCTGAATCTGATACTTCTTCATCTCTGCCCAGGCCTTGTCGTCCCCCTCCATACACTTAATCCAAAGACTAAATCCAGAGTGCTTAACCTTGGCACCAACGCCAAGCTTCTGTGCCACATAGTCTAGCTTGTTAGATGGGAATAGGAAGTTAGCCTTTGTAACGCTCATTAGATCAAGGTCCTTCACTGGTGATGGCGGTGTCATTCTATTTTCAAGGAACTCACGGTTAATGTGCTTGTGATCAAATGCTGCGGAGTTCCAGCCCACCAAAAGGTCTGCCTCATCCATTAGCTTGTGTAGCTCTTGCAGCATTGCCTGCTTGCCATCGTGGTGGACAGACTTGAAGATAACCTTCTTCTCTCCCAACCATCTTGCACCAAAGCAAAGCATCTCAGTGCTTTTAATGATCTGGTCAATGCTAATGTTCTGGTCCCATAGCCCCCAAGCATAAACCTGCATAGGAGTTGTTTCAATATCTAGTAATAGTATCTTCATAATTATTCCTCAATTAGTTGCTCTAGTAGAGATAGCTCTATTATTGCAAGCCTAGTTTTTATATTTCCTTCTCCCAGAACCACGATGATTGCTGGGTCATTTTTGTTTTTCATTGCATCTGTTACTGCTTTTGCCCAGGACTCCTGGTTGATAGTAAAGCCTTTTGGATACTCCTTGAAGTCAACAGTGAAGTTGTTCCAGGTTGCATCGCCCTTCTTAGTGCCCCTGCCGCTATTCTTTATCTGCTTGGCACCAATTCTCTTAGACTCACTTCTCTCGCTCATAGTCCTTCTTCTTCTTTGTTGCAAGTGATACCGTGCTCATGTGGCCCTGAGAACAAAGCCAAGTAAGATTTTTGTCAGAGCTGTAAAGTCTTAGTGATAGCACAACTTCTTTACAAGTGTGGCAAGGAAACTTTCCAGAGAAGACAGTGTATTTAGACATCCATCAACTTCTTTCTAATCGAATCCTGCAACTCTAAATCTTCTCTCACCTTTGCTACAAAAGCATCACGACCTTGCAGCTTAGTTCCATCCTCTAGCTGATACCAGGCACCAGTGCGAGAAACTATCCCCAGCATTTCTGCGGTATCAACTAGATCACCTACGGAATCAATTCCAATATGTTCTCCCCTATAGTAGAAGTCATACTCAGCACTGTCTCCTGGTGCAGATGTCTTAGAGTTTAAGACTTCCCAACGAACCTTGCGTCCAATCTTCTGCTCAATAATCTTGTCGCCAACCTTGACCTTGCCCTTGATGGCCTGAGAATCTGAGCTTGATGAGAACAACTTAACAATTGTAGACGACATAAACTGCGTAGTCAAGCCCCCAGTTGGTGCTGACTGAGTATATGTAGCTTGGATATTGTTTCGTGCTTGAGAAATTGCAATAATCAGTGCAGGCTTCTCACGATTGTTTGCATAGTTAAGCATTAGCCATGCATGCTTTAAATCCTTAGACTCTGCACCAATCTGCTTAGTTTGATCTAGTGCCTTAAGCTCATCTGAGTCTTTTTCAAAGTATACCGCTGGCAAAAGCGAGCTAATGCTGTCAATGACAATAAGGTCTACGCCTGCATGCAAAAGTGCAACACCAACATCAACCATGTCGTTAATACTTCTCGCCTCAGAGTAGATCAGTTGCGATGTATCTACACCCAAGCTTGTTGCCCACTCTTCATCATACGACATCTCTGCATCAATCCATGCACAGAGCTTGCCTTCTTTTTGTGCGAGAGCAATTGTCTGCAAGCACAGAGAAGACTTTGCACTTGACTTGCTGCCCCATAGCAGCACTTGCCTACCATAGGGAAATCCTCCACCTAATGCACGATTTAGACCTGGACTTGGGGTAGGCTGAAACTCTGTCTTAATACCTACGCCTGTTGCCAAACGCTTCCTGATCTTTGGATCAAGTAGTGCCATGGCTTCTTCTACTGTTGTCATTGCTTGCTCCTTTCTACAAGACTATTAATCTTTGCTGGGTTGAATCCAGCCCAAGACTCTTCTTCTGTAACCACTACTGGTGCTGACTTAAATCCCAACGCCAGAACCTTTTCTAGAGCTGCAGCATCCTGAGTAATGTCAATAGTTGAATACTCAATGCCCTCCCTATCCAAAATTCTTTTTGTCTGGTCGCATTGCACACACTGTGGCTTTACATAAATCAATACTGATTCATTAGACATTTTCTACATCCTCCATAATTACTGTTCCGTCCTTAGTTTTTCCAAAACTAAACTTATATGCTTTACCTTCATCAATCTTCATATATGCCTTTGAGAATGATGTTGGAAAGACTGTGACTGGGTGAAGTTCTCTATTAGTATCCGCAAGAGTCAGGTATGCCATCTTCTTTCCAGTCTTTGTTACTCGTGGCTTAAATGCTACGACAAACATCTCTTCATCCTTGAATGGTAGCTGACGATACCCCAAGAACTTTACAAGAGCAGAGTCTGACGACTTGATCTCGTCCGATGGGATTGCCGTAACAATTCTATTATCGCTAGCAAGAATTAGGTACGTCTTGCCTGGCTCAATAGCTGTCTGCTCGTCATCAAAAATGCCAACACTACCAGTCTTGTCTAGAATCTCAACACGAGACCAGCCCTTACCACGCTTAATATTCTTAACCATGCCTAGCAAAACAAACGAACCCTTTTCCTCAAACTCTTCCACGTCATTTATAAAGGCGTAGTAGTGTGGAGGAATGGATACGTTAAACTCTGGCAGATTTAGATACTCGTACAGGTTCTGCCTGATGTCCTCGTCATTTCTAGGGTTGTCGTCAAACGTTGCAGCACCAGTCAGCCTGAGTGCCTGAAGTGCACGAGAATTTACTCCGCTATTCTTCTCAAACGTAAATTCTTCTAGCTCCTTGTATGACTTGAATGGTCTCCTGGCCAAATACTTACCAGCAATGTTGTCGCTAATATACTTGATTGAGCTTAGCCCAAAGCGAATACCCTTGCCCTCAATCTTAAAGTCAGCATCTGAGTCATTGATGTGTGGCAAACGAATAGGAATATTCATACGCTTAGCCTCAATCAGATACTCAGTTCTGGCATCTTTGTCGCCCTCATTCTTAAGAATGGAATACATAAACTCAATTGGGTAATAGTACTTCAGCCATGCAGTCCAGTATGAGAGGGTGCTGTAGGCCACAGCGTGAGACTTGTTAAAAGAATATCCAGCGTGTGCCTCAAAGTCGTGCCACAGTTCTTCTGCGACCTCTGGGCGTACATATTCGGATGCACCCTTTACGAACCTATCCCTAAACTGATCAAACTCCTTGGCATCTTTCTTCTTACCAATGATCTTACGAACCTTGTCTGCTTCTGCCATTGACATACCGCCAAGCTCTGTACAAGCCTGCATAACCTGTTCCTGATACAAGATGCAGCCATAGGTCTCAGCAGTAAACTGCTTCATCTTGACGTGGTGATACGCAATGTTCTGCTTACCGTGCTTACGAAGAATGTAGTCTTTACCAATGGTATTCATAGCACCTGGACGAACCAAAGCGTTAGAGGCTGCAAGCTCTGCAAAGTTCTTAACACCCATCTTGACTAGTAGGTTTGTATATGGTGTAGCCTCACACTGGAACACGCCCTTGGTGTATCCGTCAGAAAGCATCTGGTAGATATTCTTATCTTCCATGTCAATGCCGTGCAAGTCTGGCTCTGCACCAGTTCGCTCTTTAATAATCTTGAGAGTGTCTTGAATAACAGACAAGGTCTTTAGACCGAGTGCGTCAATCTTAATAAGACCAATCTTCTCTGCCTCTTCCATGTCAACAGCCACAACAGGAATGCGTTCTTTGCTTCCTGGAGAAGTTCTAGTCTCTAGTGGTGCAAACTTAAAGATTGGTTCCTTGGAAGTAACAACACCTGCTGCGTGAATACCAGTACCACGGATACGACCACGAAGCTGCTCTCCATAGTTTTCTACCTCTGGATACTTCTCACGGAACCATGCTGCCTGCTTTGAGCTACAATAGTCGTCCCAGGTGTCAACTACCTTCATAACCTTGTTAACATCCGTTAGTGGGATCATCAACACTCGTGCGATGTCACGCACCACGCCCTTATCCTTAAACTGTAGGAATGTTGCAATGGATGCAACGTGGCGATACTGACGAACCAAGTAGTCCTTTACCTCTTCACGACGGTTGTCCTGGATATCTGTATCAATATCTGGGAAGTCGTTACGCTCTGGGTTGATAAAGCGGAAAAACAATAGGCCATGCTGAATTGGGTCAATGTCTGTGATGTCTAGGGCATAGCAAAGCAAAGAGCCTGCTGCAGAACCACGACCTGGCCCCACCATAATGCCTTCCTTCTTAGCCCAAGAAATCATATTACGAACCACCAGGAAGTATGGGCCAAAGTTCTTTGCCTCAATTACCTCTAGCTCTTCGTCTAGACGAGCTAGGTACTGGTCGTTCTTAATGCCACGCTTTTCTAGTCCTGCAATAGCAAGCTCTCGTAGTTCCTTGTTAGGATTCTGATACTGCACTGGAAGCAGGTCCAGGTGATCTTTGATGTCGTAGTCTTCAATCTTGTTTGATACCTCAACAGTGTTGTCGTAGATATCCTGACGATTAATACCCTGGGCCTCCATAGCCTTGTGCATCTCTTCATCAGAGAGTAGGTGAATCTCAAAGTCACGGAACGTCATTTGGCGGTCTGCCCCATATAGATAATCTAGACGGTCCATAAGATTGTCATGCTTGCAAGACTTCTCGTAGGTAACATCCTTAACGGTCTTATTTGAATAAGAGTTAAGAATAAGCTTTAGCTCCTGGATTTCTCTCTGTCCAGTGTGAGCGTGGTGACAGTCTGGCGTTACGATTGACTTGATTCCAAACTCATCTGCCAGCTCAAGTAGGGTCTTATTAATCTCTGCTGGATTGTGTGGCATAACCTCAATGTAGTAGTCATCGCCAAAAGTTTCTTTTGCCCAAGTCAAGTGCATCTTTGCAGCAGCAAAGTTGTCTGCCTCAATAGCCTTTGCCAGATATCCAGATAGACATCCAGAAGTGACAACAAGGCCGTCACGATACTTAGTCAAAATCTCCCAGTCCATGCGTGGCTTCTTAAAGAAGCCCTCTGTCCATGCAAGCTCATTAAGCTTGTTAAGGTTCTCTAACCCCCGTGCATTCTTAGCAAGGATAATGAGGTGGTTATAGTTAAGGTCTAGTGGGTCGTTCTTATCTTTCTTATCTTCGTGATCATGGCGATCTTTAGTAATGTACCCCTCAATACCCAGGATTGGCTTAATGCCATTTTCCTTGGCTACACGATACATCTCACGGTGTCCAGACAGGGATCCGTGGTCTGTGATAGCAATAGCTGGCATGCCAATCTCTTTTGCACGTTCCACATATTCCTGTGGGGTTGCAATGCCGTCAAAAAGGCTGTAGTGCGTGTGAACGTGAAGTCCAACGTAGCTCATTATTTTCCTTGGTTGTTGTTGTAAAAAGTTATAGAAGAATTATGACACACTTAGAGGGATATGTCAAGATAGCAAAGATGGGGGTAGAACATCTCTACCCCCATCACTTAGTTTGCTGACTACCAGTCCATGTTAGACGATGTCACCGATGGGGTGTCAAAGCCTAGGTAGAAAGCCTCCTGCTCTGCATAAGGAATCTTACGCAGTGCGGACTCTAGTGGATATGGCTTTACGCTGCCCCAGTCGTACGGCTCAGAGTCTGGTGCCGATGGAATTAGGGTGTAGGTGGTTTCAGTGCCCTGACCGTTACGCTTCACCTTCCAGGTGGTGTTTGAGATGCTACCAGTCTCTAGTGCATACTCACGAATAGTGTTGAATGCAGACTGCTTGCTGATACCCATTGACCAGATTGCAACGTATGGCTCTTCAATGCCGTCGTCCACAAGAACGTTGCAGTAGAAGCGTAGGCGAGCCTTCCAGCCAGCCTTTGGATCCTTGCGGTGCATTTCCTCAGCCCAGTCACGGCCTTCGGTATCCATGGTATCTACAGCCTTACGCTTGTAGTCCTTTGGATTAGTGTGCTCCTTGACTACAAGAGCCAAACCACGGTCTGGCGAGTAGTGTGCAGAGTCTTCGTCAAGCTCCTCAATAAAGCGGATCTTGATGCCCTGTCCGTCAGCTAGCTTTAGCCAACGAACCTTTGGCGAGTTTTCATCATACTTCGGCTTGTCAAGCAGGGCATTGATATTCTTTAGTCCCTTAATAACGCTCATTTTTCTCCTTATGTTTGTTGTGTTCTTAGTTTAGCATCGCAGCTATTGATTTGTCAAACGATTCGTCAAGATTTTTTATTGCTTCGTCTGGCATGTCACCAATATCTTTATACTTTTTGTCTATGTTAATTACGGTCACACGTCCTCCGAGCTTTTCTACAAGCTTGCTCTTCATGTTACCGCCTGCTTCATCATTATCTGCAATAACGTAAATGTTATTGAAGTATTTTTGTAGTAGGTCTGTTTGGAAGTTGGATACATTAGCACCCAACGTAGCTACCGCTGGAAATCCACACTGATCTAAACGAATAGCGTCAAAGGATGACTCTACAACGTATACACGATCTGCTGTCTTTACACGGTGAATATTAAATAATGTCTTGCTCTTTGGCAGCCCTGGAGTATTCTTAAACTCTTTACCCTCCACAGACCTACCAACAAAGCCAATCTCCATTCCGTCTGGAGAGTGCACAGGTATAGTGACCATGTCCTGCTTTTCTGAAAATCCTAGCGAAAACTTCTTGACTGATTCCTCAGTGATAAGTCTGCCAAGATAATAACGCATTGCACGTGGGGAGTCCAAAGCCTGTTGGTTTAATCTCTTGATTAGCACCTGATCATACTGAGTATATTCTGGCTTGGTAACCAAAGCCTTGTCAATAATCTGCTCAATGCTTGACTCAGAGCCTTTTGACTTGATAAACCTAGCAGACTCAAAATATGTTCTGCCAGTGGTGTGCATAACAAACTCAATAAGGTTTGCAACCTGATGGCAAGAGAAGCAAAAGAATGTTCCAGTAACCTTGTCAACTTCTCCTGCTGGGGATCTGTGGTTGTTGTGGTATGGACAATAGATGATATAGTCTGAATCTATCTCAGACTCAACAGAGATTCCTGAGCCTGCGAGAACTCTAGAGATTTGTTCAGTTGTATAAATGTCAGCGGTTCCACGCCTGTCTCTAGTGCTCATTCTGTTTCCTCTTCTATATAATCTAAATAAATATTCTAATGTTTTGCCAAGCTGTAGATGCTTGTGTCTTTATATTATAGCAACATTTGCTGCTATCCATCAAGACCTTCCATGTCCTTGTACTTGTACCAGCCCTTGTCAAAGTCTACCTGGACTAGGAACTCACCCATAAATCCGTTACGATTCTTTCTAAATACACACTCAACCACGTCAGAGTTTGTGCCACGACCCAGAGCAAGCACCCAGTCGGCATCGTAGGCGATTTGACGGCTCCAGGCAGTCTGACCTAGGGTGGGAACTGTGTCTAGCTTTGTAACGTCATCTGGGGTCGCTGAGGAGATAGCGATAATTGGGACCTCTTCTGCGATAGACAGCAACTTTAGCTCACGAGACAGATTCTTCATACGAACAGTTTCGTTATCTGATTTCTGATTTGGAGACATAAGCTGTAGATAATCTACGATGATAAAGTCTGGACGATACTGATCAATCTTTCCACGAATAACAGATGGAGTAACTTCTCCACCAGAGTCGTTAGAAATAATGTGGAACTCAGGCTTACCAGTCAGCTCCTTCTTGTGCCAACGCTTCAGGTCGTCTACGTCTACCTGGCCATTAGAAAGCTTTCTATGGGAGAAAAGTCCTTCGCCCATAATTGTAAATACACGGTTACGTACTTCAGTTTCGCTCATCTCAAGTGAGATTACTAGTGGTGACTTCCCCTGCTTCCATGCCTGTACCGCAAAGTATAGTGATAGCCATGACTTACCAATACCTGGATAGGCAAGCATAACCCCTAGCTGGCCTGGCATAATTCCAGCAGGCAGATAGTTGTCAAATCCTGGCAGGCCAGTCTTTACACCGACAGATCCAATGGCCTGCTGAGCCTGTAGATTTGTATAGTAGGCAACAGCATCTTCAATGTCGGTAACGTCAATGTCCCTGATGACGGCTGTATTTTTCTTAAGCTCCGATGTTTTTGCAATCAGGCTTTCTAGTGCGTTTGCACTGTGTCCAGACTGAACCTCCGTAGCTGCTGACTTTAGCAAGCTCTTGATGCTGCTATCCAAGAACTCTTGCTGCAGCTCTTCTAGATGATACTTTGTTGCACCCACGCCATCAACAGGGGAGAAGTCTCTAAACTTTTCAACAACTAGCGACACTGGGGGGACAGCCTGATTGGCCTCAGAGTACTTCCTAATAAACTCCCAGATGTCGTTGTGGGTAGTCATAATATTGTCTACGTTTGCCTGTAGCAAAACGTGAATCTGCTTGTCCTGTAGGACTGCTGAAATTAGTTTAGCTTCTGTATTATTCATTTAGCCACGCCTTGGCTCTACGCCTTAGCTCTGCCCTCTCTTGTTGGTCTCTTTCTAGTTGCTCACGCTTCTCAATAATCTCGTGTGCATAATTTGCAAAATATTTCCATACTGGCTTTTGTGCTACCTGGAAATAGTATTCTAGCAGGTCATAGCAAAAAGGTAAAGTATATGATTCAATGAGTGCATCTGCAGCCCATTGCTCTACGTTTAGGTTAAGATTGGCTTTTTGCTCATAGTGCTGCGTGTGCAGCTTAGAGTAGCGACTGAGCAAAGCCATGCGGTCTTTGCGATCTGCCATTACTTATCTTCAATCTCGCTTTTAGCCTCAGATGTCTTTTCCTGAAGCTTTGATTCAACAAATGCGTAAACACGCTCAAATGCGTCGTTGGTGTTCTCACCATCACGTTTGCTGTCCTGGACCTCAACGTCAATTCTTAGTGATTGAAAGTTGCCTAGGTTAAGTGTATAGCCAAGTGCTACACGAACCTTTGTGTCTTCGTTATTCATACCCGTTTTTCCTTCTATATAGATTCTGACCAAATCGGAATAAATCTTCCGTCTTCAGTCCTTGTATAAGTCAGTATACCATCACCCATACGCCGTGTCAACTCCTGTCTTGAAGGAGTTCTGTCATTAGTTATTAGCTTATCTTTTCTTGGCCTACCAGTATGGTAGGAAGCAAGTATATCACGAATCTCAAAGACTTGCGACTCTGAGTAGTAGCTTCTTACCTGCCACCCAGTTTTACCGCCCTTTTGAGATCCTGTGGGAAAAGGAATGACACCAGTCTTCATTAGGAATGGTAGGTACTTCTTGTGCCTATTGACCAAGTCTGCGGTTTGTCCTACAGTGTAGGCTCTTTCTCTATTCTTTTTAAAATCACTAATAAGACAGCTTTCAATCTGATCTTCTGTAATATTGTAGACGGACATTATTCCGTTAGACTTGTTGTAGTGATGAATGCGAACCAGGCTTCCATTTAAAAACCAAACCTTTTGGTTTGCTTTAATTACTGGTGCCTCGTTGTAGCCTTCTTCAGCTATTGACTTCTTTTTTGGATTTGCCATGGTTACTACCCATTTGCTGGAATACCGACGGCAATCATGTTTACGCCAACAGAAACATTTCCGTTAGTTGCAAACTTTACTACGCCATCAATCTTGCTGGTGGTCACAGTTTTAATTACAACACTTGCTGCATTTCCAACCGAAGATCCACCATTAAAAATAGTTGCAGTTACGATTGGTGGATAGGAAAAGTCTGTGTCAAACTCGTAAGAGAATGGAATCTCTTCTCCAGAAATTACTGGCTTTTCACTAGCAATCACAACGTGGGCGGCAACCATTCTTGTCTCCATGTTCTTGATGCTCTCTCTTCCACGAGCTGGGGTGTGAATAGTGAAGAACTTATAATTGGATGGAGATATCTGCTTGGCAACATCGTTAATTGCCGAAGCCAGCTGAGCAATGTATTGAACGTCTAGTGGTTGACCAGACTGAGGAGTAGGAATTTTTGCCATAATTATATTATATCAGATGTCAGGACTCTTGTCCTGGATCTAGCCTAACTATTGGAGACCAGGCAGACGCTCTGTTTCTATCTTCAGAGATGATTCTGTATCTTACTAGATACTGCTCTCCTGGAGCTAGTTCTGGCAATTCCAAGTCAGATATTGCCACTTCCTGAATCTCTTCGTTCATCAAATCACATCCATAGCAAATCTAAATTCAACAAAGTTTTTAGTATTAGGACTCTTTACTATAGGGGTGCCGTCTGTATTCTTAATAACTGTGTACCCAACCAAACCATACAGTGGGTTGTCTAGTGTCTTATTCTCAAGTCTCATTCCGTCTAGATTTACATAGTAGCGATCAGAAGCATTTCCTGAGTCATTTATTACCGTTGCAAAGACACGAATAGTTGTTGCGTCTGCCCAAGAAAAGTTTGAAGATAGATAGAGCTCTGACAGCTGCTTAGAAACAACGAAATATCTATTATTATCAAAAGAGTTTATTTCGTCATTCTGCAGGATGACATCAAATCTGGCGTGTGGCGTATTAGATGCCGAGCTTTCTGTGCCAAGAAACTCTACCCTAACAAGAATTTTATCTATGGTCTCTCCAGACTCTGGGCCTACCAGACCATCTGCTACGCTAAATGCGAGTGCTAGCTCATCTGCTGGGCCTTGCCTGGATAAGTCGAACTTAGTTCCAGTTAGGTGGATGTGTGGCCTGCTATTTGTTATTGTATCTATAATTGAGCCAGAAGACAGTGAGAGGTTTGAGAAGTCTCCTCTAATTCCTATTACACTATTCAAAAACCTGGTTGTTTCATATCTAGCAACCCTTTCTGTCTGCCTTAGCACTGGATTGTTCGCATTAGATAAAAATGTTTCTCCAGTTAGTGGCGACGTCCCAAGTGCCGACACTGCAAGATCATGAGCAACCCAGCCTTCCGCATCAGAGAACTTTATGAGCGTTCTGCTGTCCGATAGGCCTGCATCTGGGTTTGATCCTGCTGAGTAGACACCAATTTCAGATATCTCATATCGCTCTTCTGTTGGCAACTCTGCAGAGAACACAATTTTTGATACGCCATCCTCAACAAGGTAGCCCCTTGATGTAATCGGTACTCGGAACATTTCAAAGTCTAGGCTAGTCTTGGTAGAAAACTCTGCCTTTTGCTCATCCGTAAATTGATCTTGTGCAGATAGTGGCTTTGGCCCACAGCCTAGTGCGATGTAGGATGCGTAGGCTGGCGTTTGCCCAATCATATATTTTGCAAAGATAGCTTTGCCTTTGTCTGTAATCATCTATTCTCCTGTATATATTGTATCATCTAGGAGGGAGCCAGAGGAAACAACTTGAACCTCTACCAACTCATCTTTTTGAATATCCTTTAGCTGTATGATAACCTTATTGTCGCTAAACGAAACATTATTTCCTGTAGATGTTGGTATCTTTGAGTTTAGTTTTATCGGAAACCTATTAAACACTTTGTCTAAGGTTTCTGAAAGATAAATTATATTGTTTGGATTGTAAGCCTGAGACACCTCTTTTGCATCAGAGATTGGCTCATATGTTACGGACTGGCCATTAATCAGGTCGCTTCTAGAAATAGATATTAGCTCTTGGCCACCAATGTCGTTAAGAATAATTGAAGCGATCTGGTCCGCTGGAACTGGTATTTCTGATACCGCTCGCACTATGTCTGGATCAGCTGGTTTTACACTACCAGAAGATGTTACTAGCTTTTTCTCTGGTGAATCTGGCACAGACGATACGCCACCAGCAGATCCTCCAGACGAACCTCCAGATGAACCTCCAGATGAAGTAGATGAAGTAGATGAAGTAGTCGTTGTAGGCTTGGTCGTTGTAGGCTTCGTAGTCGTAGGCTTTGTTGTCTTAGGCTTAGTTGTTGTAGGCTTCGTGACCTTTACTGCAGTTTGGCTAGTTGCCGATGCTTTTGCTGCCGCAGATGTGATGTTCTGCTGAACATATTTTGGCAACGAGTTAAAGCCTGGAGCCTTTTTAGCATTTTCTGCTGCCCTGGCTGCGTTGTCTGCTAACCCCATTTACTACACCTCCACAGCATATATAGTCATGTCTGGGCCATTTGAGCTACGACCGTATTCAATATTATACACGACAAAGACTTTTCCATCGCCAGCAACCTGCTCAACATCATCTGCAGAATATTGAATTGTTACTAGGTCTCCCAGCTGTATCGTGGGCATAGAGAAAACCTTCATTCCAACTGAAAGCCTCGGCCTCATTGTTTTGTCAATTAGCCACCCCATCAGGCTTGAGGCGGCGTCGTGGCTTTGAATATAAACTGGATCCATCGTAAACTCTTTTACGCCGTCAGTCATTCTGCTAAACTTGATTCCCTGATATTTTTCTAGACTTCTGAGTGGAGACCTTACTATTCCATCATCTACAAACTCCTGATTGGCAAAATTACTATTCTGGGTAAAGTAATCGTCTACCGTCAGTGACTGCTGGGACTCCTGGGTAAAAGCAATGCCCTGAATTCTTAGGTAGTTGCCACTTGAAGAGTCTAGGGCTAAGTGAGTATCGGTGGCGTTAAATACTAGGAACTCTGCACCATATGCTCCAGCAGTAAATCCAGAAACCGTATACCCCTTTACCTTATTGAATGTTGGAGAGATCTGGGAATATAGAGCTGGATAAGCCTTGTCATATTTTATGTCAAAATATGCGGCTTCTCGCATGATAGTTCCAAATTCCTCAAAGTAAATGTTGTATCTAGGTGGCTCCTGTGTACCAAGGCCAGAGAGATATGTTGACTGAACAATTCCACTCATAGCATACTTTCTCATTGCCTCGCTTACGTCAATCTCTGAGTCTCCAAATATCTGGCTGATTGGTGTGCTAAGTGCAAAGGCCGTATTTTGGCTGTAGTTATTTTGAATTGCGTAAACATTCTCAAACATCACTCTTGAAGATCCTCTTACAAAAAGTGCTAGGTTGTTGTAAGTAACAATCTTTTTGTCTGGAGACAGCTCGGGGTCTGGGTCATCTACTACAGCAAGCAGCCTTCCATTAATGTAGAGGGAGAATCTGAGAACTGATCCTACCTCTTCATACTCAACAGACAGATCATACACCGTTGTTTTGTTTTCTGCAGTTAGTCTAGACTTTGACACAAGGGTTCCTGAGTCAGACAGAATCTCTGCGGATCCTCCCCAAAGCTTGATGGGGAAGGCCAAATCATTTTCTGAGCTGCTGCCTGGTGCCTTACCTAGCTTGTAGAATATGATGTTGTGAATAACTCCACCATCACCATCGGCATACGACTTGGAGTCTGCAGCAGTAAGGCTGATTATTTCAAAGTAGTATCCGTTATTTGTTTCTGGATTAATTGATATCGCAAGTCCTCCAGAAGAGCCTCCAACTGTAAGCTCCTTGTCTGGGGTAGCCTGGTTTAGCTGATAATATGGATTAACTCCTACGGGTGTTTGAGACCTAACAAGGCCATCCTCAACCTTTCCAATAATTCTCATTCGTGTACCAAAATGCTTAAACTTATCTGGAAGCTGCTTGTAGACATATGACACAAAGCTTATTGGCGTATCTTTAATTGAAAAGGCTGGGCCATTCATAACTAATGCAGAAGACTGTACAACTCCTGGCTCTGTTACCTTTAGGTTAGAAACTGTAGACTCTTTTCCAGCAAAATAAGATTGGAAGTTCTTAATGATTCCATTTCTTGTGGTCTTTTGTGCAAAGGAATTACTTGTTCCGCCAGAAAAAAGCTTTCCAGCCTTTCCAGTAGTTGGCCCAGTTCTCTTTGTATAAATCTGTAGAGTCGCATCCGCAAGTGGTGTGGTGATCTTCCTGTCTACCCTAAAGTGTGTGTCGTCTACAACCTCTACAACAGATGCAATCTGCCCTGGCTCAAACTGTCCAGTGCCCTGAACAATCTCAACCTTTTGCCCTACCTTAATTAGTTCTGTGCTAGAAACAATTACAACGTACTCGCCATTTGTCTCGCCTGGGGCTGATTGAGCCTCTGTTATCTGAAGCGTATCATTCTGATAAAATATCTTTGAGTAGTCCATGGCAACTCCACGAACATTGTTGTTGTCATACCAATAAGGATTTATGCCAGCAGTGTGCTCTACAACCTTAGTTCCGAACTGCCCTCTACCGTGCTGTGCCACTGGTCCTTCAGCCAAAATTGCAGTTCCATCCTGAAGCTGAACATAGTTTGGAATAGAAAAAATTCGTACTCGTCCAGTAGGATAAATCTTTCCATTAAATGGTAGCTTGGAGAAATAGCTTTGATACTCTCTAATGCTTGATATCCAAACGTTTCCTGCTTCTACTCCTGGAACGCTATACTCTACAGCATCGTAGCGAATGACTTCGCCATTAGAATAGAAATAACCGTTGTATCTTCCTACCCACTGAACGCTCTCGCCAAAGTCAATTATATTATTTTCTATACGGCCTGCAACCACTTCTGGAAGCTTGCTGCTCAGAGAGGTGTTTAGTGGGATTGCAGATAGCAAGAAGTTTTGCTGGTCGCCAGTCTTATCATTGATGGACTTTACGTTACCACTTGGAGAGACTTCCCATAGCAGGGCTGGCTTGTATACCCAGGTCTTGCCAGTGTCAGTAAGCATTGCCTGTCTCAGAGATGCCATCTCTCGCTGGATGTATCTAGTAGTATAAGATATCTTTCCAGAATTATAAATGTTTGTTTGCGACATTGCAATGTCTTGAATGTTTGACAGTCTTTGGCTTGTAGACATATTATTTACAATTCCATCCTTGGCCTGGTCCATAGTTCCAATTAGCTGTGTGCTTATTGGCCTTGTGCCGCTGGCTGGCATAAGATATTCTCTGCTCATAACCACAAAATTGTTAAACTCGTCAAAGAACATGGCTGTTTGTGTGGAAACCGCAATGTCCTGAAGAACTTCAGCCACTGTCTTGTTTGGTGCCACAAAGAAGTAAGGGATTATATCCTCTTGCTCGTCTGGCATCCTTCTAAAAACGTAATTTGAGAATCCGATTGAGTCTAGCAAAAGGCTTACGGCATAGCTTGTAGATGCGTCTTGAAGCAGCAGCTCTGGTGCACGAGTGCCTTCAAGATGAAAGAAGAAGTCTCTTAGCTCTATGGATATTGAGCGATCCTTTGTTGAAAAGTTTGGCTTAGTCTCGGAATACATAGTTTTAATTGGAACGTAGTAATCATATAACAGTCCATCAATGTCTACATCCCGAACTATCTCGTAAAAAGAAAACTTAATATTCTCATACTGGTACTTAGAGATAATGCTATTTACATTGTTAGTGTTAAATACCTGATCTGGATCAAATAGCCCTAGCGATCCTGTAGCTGCAAGAAGCTGTCCTACTGGCATACCGCTTGATCCAAGATCTGAGGCTGCTCTGTTTACCTTAAAGCTTGTGGTCATATCTGAAATATCTGCCAGCAATCTAGGAGAAATCTCTATCAGGTCAAAGGTAGCATCTCTGACATTCATTGTGTCTACAAGAATTCTAATTCCAGAGACATACTCTATCTCTCTAAACTTTTGTTCTCCAGTAGAAGAAACGTATGTATCTGGAGAAGTAAGCTTTTTAACGTATGCAGTCCTTCTGGTGATGTCGCCTTGCTCAAGATACCAGCCATACTTGGCAGAAAAGGACTCTTTGCCAGAATCTGTAACAATAACAAATCTTCCAGGGTCATTCAGAGAACTCTTTACCAAATAGGCATCCCCAACAGCAGGGTTTACAGGAATGATTGTATCGTCGTAGATCTCGCCAAGGTATCTAAATGTGTCCAGATATTTTTCTGGAATGATTGGTCCGTAAGATATCTCTACATATCCGTCAGGTCCAATGATGTTTGTTCCGTCAAGTCTTCTTGAATTCTCGTCAAACGATATGGCGTCATACCAAGAGTTATTCTTGAGATATTGAATCCTCCATCTTACTGGAGTCTTTTGATTAGCATAACCAAACAGTGGGTCTGGCGTTGTGCCAGAGTCTGTTTGAAATGGACCTAGGTCAACTGACCCAACTCCTGTTTGCATCTTTACTACAATTCTATTTGCTGGTACCGCATCCTTATAGACAACAAACGGAGCTGCGTCATCAATAAAATATGACAATCCTGCTGACTGGCCAGAGATGCCCCTCTCTATGTTTTGAGATCCTACAGACTCAGTTCTGTGTGAAGACCAGTATTTAAAGTTATCATTCTTTCCAGCCATGTAATATCTCGGCCTTGATGCCATTTCTGGATTTGTGTGATGAAGAAATACATTGTTTAGAAATCTTGCCTTGTTAATTCCAGATCTTGGTCGAAACTTTAAAAAGCAATCGTCCAAAGAGTAAAGCATTTTTTCCTTTTGCTTCTTACTGGAAAAGGCCATTGGTACTGGTGCTAATTGATCGTCAAGGTAGTCCTCGTATCCTCCAGGGATAGCGATGTCTGAATCTGTTGCATCTGTATAGTGTTTGAACTCTAACTTGTAATCTTCTGGATCATAAACAGATATCGCTGGATTGTATGGAGAGCCTGGCTCTGAAGGCCTGTTTCTGTAGTTTCCAACAATAGAAATGTTTGATGGAATGTTCATGTTCCACTCTGCAGTAACAAGAGACTTTAAGCTAACAGATGAGCTCTGTTCTAGGTGATTCTGAAGTCGTTCATTTACAAACACTTTAGACCTCTTCCAGGGTTATAGAAACATTCCATAGGTCGTGATTTGTTGCTCCACGCTTTTGGACAGAGTATGAAAAGTCTGCTGCATACATCTCTACTACCTGGCTATATTCTGCTAACCTGCCGTACTTATTTGTTGAAAAATTCTCTGGATTATCGTAAGACAGAAATACCCAAAATGGACCCACGTGATTTTCGTACCACTCTAGTAGATCTGCACCACCAGCACCACCATCCGCAGTATACTGATCTGGGGCCTGGCTCGCACCGTCTGACTGAAAAGATGGGTGTGCGGAGAATGCTCTGGATGGAAGCAGATCCCATGATAGAGACATACTAAGCTTATCTGCAATATGGTATGAACGCATCCTACCATTAATCATTCTTTCACGCTTCTCTATTCTGTCAACCTTAATGCCTATTGGAGCACGATTGTGATCAGAGAGGATTAGGAAGGAGCCGTCAAGCCCCTCTTCTGATCCCAACTCATATCCATCTGGTAGCCGCTTACCACTTTCAGTAACTATGCCAGGGTTGTCAGAAAATAGTATCGCTTGAGGTCTGGCATACTTTTTCCTGCCACTCATATATTCTACAATGTCTACCATTAGAATCTAGTACCTCTCATTTGCTGTGAATTAATCTGTCTAATCTGAGCCATAACTGTTCTTGCAATCTCGTCTGGGTTTGAGTCTGACCTTACGTTGACGTTTAGCTCATAATTATTATACACTGAATTGCTTGACTGCACATTAGTGTTTTCTGATACCTGCACTGTAGGCGAGGAAATATTTGTTATTCCTGCCATAGCCAGCTCAGGTTCTGACAGCTTTGGTAGACTAAACTGACCAGCATTTATGCTTGACAGCATTCCAAGTCCATAAGCGTCTACCGCTTCTTTTCTCATTACGAACTCTCCAGGAGTTAGCATTGCAGGAACAACGTCGCCATTGCCAATTCCTGGAACTCCTCCACCAAAGGTTCTTCTAATTGGGCCGCCATAACGCTTTCCATCTGGGTTATACCCCTTGCCAGTAGCAGAGTCAAACCAACCCTTCTTAAAGCCGTCAATAATGTCTTGGATCCACTGTGGAACCTTAAAGTTAGCCCAGAAGCCATCCCAGATACCCTTTACCCATTGTGCCACCAATGCTGGCAACGATGTAAACCAGTTCTTAAGCTCAGTGAGCTTTGTTCCTAGCCAAGTGCCAAGGTCTTGAATACCGTTCCAGAAGTTGGCTGCCCACTGCTTAATTGCATTTGGCAAAGTTACTGTGAACCAAGTTGAAAGCTTGGTAAACTGCTCTGATAGCCAGGCCCCAACTGCCTGGATGCTACTCCAGAACTTTGCACCCCAAGCTGCAATAGCTGCAGGTAGGGTTACGGTAAACCATGTAGATAGAGCCAGCCATTGCTCAGCTAGCCAAGCTCCCACTGTCTGGATACCGCTCCAGAATGCTGCACCCCACTCAGCAATAGCGGTTGGCAAGGTAACTGTAAACCAGGTAACTAGTGTGTTCCACTGTTCTCCCAACCAGGCACCTACTGCCTGTAGGTTGCTCCAGATGGTGCTCCCCCATTCAGCCAATGCTGTAGGAAGTGTAACCGTGAACCATGTAACTAGTGTATTCCACTGCTCAGATAGCCATGCTCCGACAGCCTGCAAGTTATTCCAAACTGTAGCACCCCATTGTGCGAGAGCAGTTGGTAGCGTCACGGTAAACCAGGTAACCAGACTTGTCCACTGCTCTCCTAGCCAGGCTCCCACAGACTGAAGGTTGTTCCAGATTGCGGTTCCCCAGCTAGCAATTGCATTTGGAAGTGTTACTGTAAACCAAGTTACTAGGGCTCCCCACTGTTCTTCTAGCCATTCTGGTAGCTTTTGAATGCCTTGCCATAGCTGGTTTGCATAATATCCAACTGTATATGGTAGATTTTTAAACCATGTAGAGATGTCATTCCACTGACCTGCCAGCCAGTCTCCAAACGTTAAGAAGTCTTCCCAAATATCTCCTGCCGCATCAGAGATCTTCGTTCCTAGGTCGCCTAGCCATGCTAGCCCTTCGTTCCACTTCTCTGCTAGCCAGTCTCCAAATCCTTGGATTTCCGACCAAATGTTTCCTGCGGCTTCACCAATCTTAGCTGGAAGATCCTTAAACCATGTAACGAGACCTTCCCAGGCTGCCTCAACATTTGTAATAACATCTGTCCAGAATTTTTCAACGTCTGCAATCTTGTTTTCAAGAGTGTCGTCCTCAAAGAACCAGTTGAAGAATCCTGAGAATGCATCCTTAACTGGCTGAATTACATTTGTGTCTACCCATCCAGAGAAGCTATCCCAGGCATCTTTTACAGGCTGGACAACGTTGGTGTCTACCCATGAAGCTACAGTGTCCCAAGCATTCTTTACAGGCTGAATAATGTTTGTGTCAAACCAGGTAGAGAACTGATCCCAAGCAGCCTGTATTGGCTGAACAACATTTGTATCAAACCATGCCGTAAACTTGTCCCACTCAGTCTTTATCCACTCAACGGCCTTGTTGAATGCGTCCACTATTGCATCAACAATTGGCTGGATAAATATGTTGTATGTTCCAATCACCATTGCAGCGAGTGACTTTACCCATGGCTGGTTTACAAAACCATCCCACATAGAGCCTATGCTCTTTAGTGTGTCTGACCACCAGTCACCAAAGCCACCACCAGTAGCCTGAGCAACCATGTTTCCAGATCCTGCACCTGGCATTGATGAAGGAGAAATACCAGTGTCAGCTGCTGCAGCCGCTCCTGCAGATGGTGACGATCCTCCACCAGTTCCTGCACCTGCACTTCCAGTAGTTCTAACATTGTCTGTTGCTGTTACCTGTGCACCTGGTAGCTCTACATCTGGCTTACCATTAGTCTTGGTTATTGTGTTTTGAATTATCTCGTAAACAGAAGAGTATTCCTTGCCATTTAGCTCTTCCCAGGCCAACTTAATCTTTTCAACAATACTTTCTGCACCAGAAATTGAGGCGATGTACTTTGCAGAATTAACCTCTGCCAGGCCTGCCTCACTGGCAATCAGATTCCACTCAAGCTTTGACTTACCGTCTGGAGTTGTTAGCTTTTCAATGTTTGCATCACGAATTCTTTCAAGAAGTTCTACCGCCCTTGTTGCTGGCTCAAGGGTATCTTCTTCAATATCAAAGATTTGCTTTTTAAGATCTCTAATCTTTGTCTCTAGGTCTTTGCGAGTAAGAAGAACACCATTCTCATCAGGAACAGTTATCGCAGCCAGGTCAGCTTCTCTTTGAGCCTCAATGGCTGCCATCTGGTTTTCCATGGCAATGGCTGTCTCTTGTGCAGAAAGCTCTTCTGCTGCTCTTGCTGCTGCTGCAATGTCACCCTGAGTAAGAGCATCAGCTACGCCAAGCTGTCCTCTTTGTAGAGAAAGAATGTCTTCGTTGGCATTCTTTACCTTGTCAAGTGCCTCAAGTGTCTTATCGTAAGACTCGTTAATCTCATCTTCCTTTTCGGCAATGACTGTTAGACCTGCTTCGTAGTCATCTATCTTATAGTTGATGTCCTCTATCTTGTCTTGAGCCTCTCCGATAGTCTTGTTTAGGTCCTTAGTGTCTGACTCAAACTGTAGGTTAATTGCATTCTCTTGTCTAGAGAACCATTCCATTGCCTTGTCGTAAATACCGTTGAAAAGTTCTGTAAGGCCTTCTACTGAGAAACTCTTTAAGGTTATCTCAAGATCAGCAGCTGATGCGGCCTCTGCAATAATTCTCTTTAGGTCCTCTGGCTTCATTGTTGGGTCTAGAAGAATCTTTGCCTGGATTGCCTCGTTGCTCATAACGGTAGACATCTCATCTGCCGTCAGATTGGCGTCATTCTTGCTTAGTGCTGCAATTAGGTCTGACTTGTCTTGTCTAGCCTGAGCTTCATTTGCCAGCTGTGTGTTTGCTGCTAAAAGCTTCATCGCCTTGGCTGCTGCTGTTGCAGCTGCAACTACCTTCTTTAGCTGGCTATCTGTAATGTCCTTGCTTGCTACCGCTGCAGCAACGGCTTCGTTCTGCACAACCTCGTATGCCTGAGCTGCGTCAAGGCCAGCCTTTCTAAGCTTTGCTGCTGCTGAAGCCTGAAGCTTGTAGTTTGCAGAAATCTTCTGCTGTCCGCTGACAAATTCTCCAATTGCAATAGATCTTAGAGCATCGCCAAGAGTCTTTGCATCTTCCTTCATCGCAACGATATTGCCATTCTTGAATACAAACAGGTCATCCTTGTACTTCTTGTATTCCTCTGCTGGCATACCTGCAATCAGGGTTATTAGGTCTTCCCCAGCACCAATCTTTCTAAGCTGGTTCTCAAGACCGTTGAATAGGGTTAGAGACTTGTCTCCACCAAACAGCTTTCTCATAGCTGTCATAGATTCTTTCCAACCCAAGGTCATCTCTGACGAGCCCTTGCGGACATCACGAATCTTCTTCATCAGATCGTCTAGCGAAGAGGATACAGGCCCACCACCGCCATCACCAGATGTTTCTGCTTCAGGGTCTACTGGAGCTTTTGATAGGTCTGTGCTTTCTGCAACCAGTCTCTTGCCCTCTGCCATTGCAAACTGATCAAACGTGCCAGAGTTACCCTGAGCAATCCAGGCCTTGTAAGCTGCTATTGCCTCTGGAGTTCCTTCAATTGCCAACTGTGTCTTTATGGCTGCAATCAGAACCTTCTGGCCTTCAGATGTTAGCGAGTTGAAGTATGCTGCATCCTGATTTAGAACCTCTAGAGCATCTTGTCCAATAACCTTTACATCTGCCGTTAAGTCAAACTTTCCATTATGCTTCTCTATTTGCTCTAAGCTATTCTCAAGTGCCTGCTGGGCCTTTGGATTCTTAAGCATGTATTTTGCTACGACGTCAACATCTACGATGTTTTGGAAGCTTGCAATCTTATTGAAGAATGCCTGGAACTCAGCAGCCTCTCTGTCTGGCTTTGCAGTAATCTGCTGAATGTACTTTGTCTGAAGAACCTTGTTTGGCTTACCATTCTTGTCAACAAATGAGTTCAGGATCTGCATAGAAGCAGTTGCAAACTTACCACCAAATCTTGTAACAAGATTCATTCCAAGCTCAAGGTCTTCACCCTTGAATGTCTCAAAGAACTTGACAATTTGAAGCGGATCCATTCCTCCAGTCTCAAGCTCTAGCTTTAGGACATTCTTTCCTTGCTCTGTTAGGTTGGAGTCCTTTATGTTTGACAGTGCAAGAGGAGCAATATCTTCCTGGGCAGTACCCTCGTACTTTTTGTTAATTGACTTTTCTAGCCCAGACATGTAAGCCGAATAGACATCAAATTGAAGTCCTGATAGGCTATCTAGGATTTGCTGCTTAGTTTGTGCAATTCCAGCAACAAGCGTTTCACGCTCTCTGTAATACTGGTTCTCAAGGGCAACTGCTTCATTAATCTTTCCCTGAAGTCTAAGCTCATTAATCTTTTTCTCGTACTGCAAGTCAAACGCATCTAGAATTTCCTGGTTTTGTTCTAGTGCAATCTTGTCTGCTGCAACTGCTGCACCAGTTACTGTAGCAAGCCTTTCTCCTCTTTCTGCACCGCCGACTAGGCCACCTACCGCACCACCTATAAATGATCCACCAACCGCACCAACTGCTGCTGCTGGAACTGCAGCTGCACCAAAGGTCAGCCCACCGCCCACAAGGCCGAGAACGGTGGCACCGATGGCTGCACCAATACCTGAGCCTAGGGCAGATGCACCACCTATCATTGCAGCATCCTCTAGAGAAATCGCACCCTGCCTTGCAACGTTATTTGAGCTTGCAGATGTCTGGTCAACATTTTGCTGCACAAGCTTCATAGATACGCCAAGAGGATCCTTCTCTAGCTTTTCTCCATTTGGGCCTACTAGTTCTGTAATCTGTGCAATAACATCTAGACCGAACTTCCTGTCTCCAAGTGCCTCAGCAAGGTTTGCTGCTACTGACTTGGCCTGAGCGGCTGTCATTGCTCCAGAAACAATTGCTGTCTGAAGCTGCTCTGTAATAGAGCTCATTGCCT